CGTGCAGGTATGAACCTACGATAAAAGAGTGGCTCACCTTGCTTTTCGTGTCCTTGCGGCCACAAGAAAGGTTTGCCTGTTTCAATGTCTATTGCAGGAAAAGTCGAGTTGTGTTGAGATGGATCAATATACATCTTCTTGACCCACCAACCTCCGACTCCTCCGGGGTTTGCTGTACAACGCATATACAGATGCTTTTGTAGTTCAGGATCAGTTGCTCTCAGTCGTGAACGGAGATAATCCCAAACGTAAGGCGAGGGATATTGGGTTATCTCATCTATGCCTATCCAGTTAAACGACTGACCCTGAAATCGTGTTACGTCTTTGTCTTTGTCAAGATAGGTAAACCATATTGTTGCACCTGATGGAAAGTGCCATGTTGACTTTGACTCTCGGAACTTTGCACCGGGGAAAGCTTTGGGGTAGAGTTGTCGTGACTTGTCGATAAGTTCTGTTAACTCATCCAGAGTACGCCTAAGAAGAAGCCCACGATGGTTGCTATTGTGACAATACCGAAGAGGGTCTGCGAGAAGTGCAAAGCTTTTTCCCCCACCTGCCGAGCCACCGTACAGAACATCTCTTTCGCTTGAGGAAAGAAATTCTTCTTGAGGTCCTTCGTTTGGCTGAAAAATAATTTCACGCCCATCCACCAGTTGCTCAACAACATCTGGCAACTCTTGTAAATCTTGTTTATCGATGACGGTAGTTTCATTGCTGTTCAGTGCCTTATCTACTTTGGTTATCTTTTCTTCAAGCTTACGTGCGTAACGTCTTTTGCTTTCTGCTTGTCTCGTTACCTTTGTTGCTCGTTTCTTGGCTTCAGTAAGTCTACGTTGTGTTTGTTTACGTGCCTTGACTGCGTGTGAGTAGTTGTATCTTTGTTTGGGTGCGTTAGGGTCTTTCTTTGGGCGACCACGTTTGGGTGCATTATCTGTCATTTGCTTTTTTGAATACTTTTCTACCTCTAAAGAACACAATGAGGTTGATTGTTGTGTTAATCGATACCATTGTTACTAAGAGTGCTTGCCACCACTCAATTTCCATCGATAGTTACGTCTTTCTTGGGTGGCAACAGAACAATACCGTGTACTGCCTGTACATTTACGTTGGTTGTTTCCTGTTTTCCTAGACCAACCCTGTTTAATAGCGATTCTGCAGCCCTGAAGCGTAGGTCGTCTCCTCTTTCAGGTACTGGGTTATCTATTGTGGTTACAAGACGTGTAGCCGCCTTAAATGCGTTCATAGATAGTATGCTTTGTGTACGTCTTATGATCTCATCTGCTAAAGATGTACGTAGCCACGTGACCGATCCTCTTGCATATCCTGCTTTGAGGGCTGCATCGGTTACGTTTCCACCGTTTTCAAAGAGTACTTCGAGAAATTGTTCCTGTTGAGGACTTATTTCACGTTCTTTGCTTTTCTGTTTGGGGAGTAAATTCATCACAACGATATGCTCGTGCTTCCATATTGGGTCGATACAGGTGTAATTCCTGTTTTATCTCATATACTCGTGCTAAACACTGGTCAAGAGTCATGTATGGACCTCGTGTGTCTGCAAGTTCGTTACAATTCCCATCTAATGTTGGCTTTCCGAGCAAACAGACAAGTACAAATGCTTCAAACATGAGTTATATTCCTTAAATTGTACAAAGGATCAAACAAATAAAGCCAAATACACTGTTGTTATACGATATGTTTGGTTGCATGTGCTTTAATTGATGCTTTGTTACTTTTATAATAGGTACTTAGCACGAATACGTCAAGAAAAATAATTATTTTATTGACAGAATAGCATTAGATGGATACAATCGGAGTAGAACCTCCGGGGAAATACACTATACCCCCCCTCCTTCCCACTACGCTATCCCAAAGGGATGCACCGTTACCTGTACAAGTAACTCATTTCCGTAAAAATATGGCGACATTGCATACAAGTACCCAGTACCCCCCAGTGGCACTTGCCAACCCCATTACCTGTAACAGATAACCAAAGGCTAACGGTTGACGTTTGACGATACCTTTAACGTTTAACCCTTGATAATAACTTTGCACGCACGCACACGCCCAAACTTGCATTGACATTTTTATAACTTGTATAACTAACCCTTGATATAACCCTTTACTGTCACTATTGCGAGCAATACGCCAAACACCATTTAAGGCGAATACGTAAACAAAACAATCATTTAAGGATATATCAGGCTATAAAAAGAAAAAGCACCTTAGAAACTAATCTAAAGTGCTTTTGGGGAGGTAACCTTTAAAGTATTAATAAAGCTTTTGGTTTAGATATTCAAGAATATATTTTCCCTGATCTATTTTATTTCTTGTTGTTTTGGTATCTTCACCAAGAAATACTTTTCGATATCTTGAAGTAGTATTGCTATAATCCCAACATTCATAATCAAGGTAAGTCTCACCATTTGCTTTAATTGCGATAATAGTATCATACGATTGAAAAATCTTAATACCATTTTGCAAAGTAATAACAAATTGATTTGCAATTGGTTTTCCTGAACGGTTGCTTTTCATATTCTCAACCTTTGCAATTTCTCTAAGCTTATGATCTCTATGAGGTATATCTTCAAGAGTTAAATTAGAGCTAAACATAGTTTTATTTGCTCTTACATTACTGTTTAAACTTGCTGGATAATTCATTTTATTTCCTTTCATATTATTATATAATTACCTTTTAATCTTACCTTTTTTGATATGCAAGATTTGCAAATAACGGTTTCATTTTCGTTTGTATTAATATAACCACCCCTTACATTTTGTAAAAGGTGGTAATCTTCAATAGGATTAACTTTAGTAATAACACCGTTATCAAATAAACTAGTACTATCACATTCCCTACAACTAAAATAATAAGCCATGATTAACCCCACAAACTTGAAAAGCTTGTATCCAAACCGTGATAAGATGCCAAGCAATAAGCAAGAGTAAAACCACAACACATCCATTTGAAAAGATCCAAAAGTTCTTTTAAAAAGTATCCCATTATGACCCCTCCTTTTCAGATATTAAATCTTCAAGGTCAATTTGTGTTCCTTTTTGGCTGTCTTCCCTATTAGCTAAAACATCAGAAATTAACTCTTGTAATTCTTTTAATACATCAGTTTTAAAAGTATCTCTTATTAAATGTTTAGTATTAAATATTACTTTAGGATCAATATATTCATCTTCATTTAATTGACCATGCAAACCAAGCTGATAATCATTTTTAAAAACCTGATCAAAATGCACACGATCAACATTTTCATTTATACGCTGATCAAACTTTTCAACTTGATCATTAACGTTTGGCAACATTTGAATAACCTGATTTTTATTACAAATTATTTGATGTTTAAACTCTTCAACTGTTCGATCTTTTAATCTTCCAACTATTTCAATTAATGCGTACTTATCCATTATTTTGAATTCAATAGTTAAATTATTACCGTCAACTTGAACAAGTTCTTTTGTTGAATAGTCAAACTTAGTTTTAATTAAATACGTTTTTGTTTCCATTTTAAGAAATCCTTTCATAAACGTAAAAAGGCTAAGTTAATTCTTAACCTAGCCTGATTATAAAATGATATTTTTATTTAATGCAAGTTATTTTTTTTTGTACAATTTTGTTTCTTTATTCCAAGATATTTTACTTGTTATAATTAGTCTCGAAAGTATCAAACATAATTCAGAAACAGGGATTGCAGAACGTCTAGAAATAGATTTTAATTTTAATCCATTTGTTGATTGACTAAGCGTAAATACGACAAACTCAGGTAAAGCGTTTTTGTCGACAATTGCCTTGTAATTTTGCCATGATTGGTCAAGTTCTTTTGACAAGTCAAAAAGCCTTTGACGACTACGGCTAAAACCGTGTTTGGTCAATGCGTTACTTGACACTTCTTTGATTGCATCTATTTGATTATCTATATTTAAACTATTCATTAAACTTTTCCTTTCTATAACAGTTTATTAAAATTATCGTCAATACCTACGTTAAGTCTTGACATCAGTATTTGTGTCATTCGTTCAGGTATAACAACACTTTTGTTACAACCGTCACAACACTTGCCATCAGCAACAGGTAACGCATTATTACCGTCATACCAATAATGTTTGTTGCCCTCTTTATCCAAACCCAAAAACTTTGGTTTAATTGTTTCTGCACAAATAACACAAACATGAATTTTGGATTTATCTATATGGTTATCTTTCATGAGTTTTCCTTTCAAATAAATTAACCAAGTATTAACGATATAATCATGATCAAAAAAATGATCATGACTACCTTATAAATTGTTGCGATTAAATCAGTCAACTATGCACACTCCAACTCTTGCCAACTTTCACACTCAATAACTTGTCTAACTTCGTCATTACGTGTTCGTTGAACGCTTGGAACATCAGCAGTAGATTTACCTGATCTAATTTTAACTAATTTATTATCAATTTCTTTTTCGATAGTTTCATCAGTATGCGTTGCCCAATGCGTTAAAGCATTATAGCCTGCCCACATAGTTTTACCTAGATCAGGTGTTTCTTTTTCAAACCTATCAAGTAAATAATTCATCTTAGTTTCATTAACAGGATTAGTTAAATTTAATTCTGCTGATTTACTTTTCTTTTTACAAATAGTTTGTTTAAGGATGTTGCCAAACTGTTCAGGCGACATATCTTTCGCTCTCCAATTCAACATTGTTTCTTTTTGGTTATTCCAAAATTCCAAACCAATACTTGCCTTAGTCATTAGAGCAGTAGTGGATAAATTACGTGTATGTTTAGCTTGTTGATGATACGCTTTTTGACCACCAAAGACTAAAGTATTTCTACATAGATCACGATACGCACCTGAAAAAACTTGAAAGCTCCACGACATATCACAACTATTAAATATATCAATTCTAGATAAAACCTTATCTTTATTATTGGATACGGTAGTTTCTAGATCATGAAAAAATATAGTTCGATGAGCTTGTAAACCGTCTTTATAAAGCTGATCTTTTACAGTAATATTTTCTAAAGGTAAATCAGATTGCCCAAGTATTTTAGCTTGTTCGTTAAACAATTCATGATGAGGTACAAGCTGATAAGTATTAGAAACAGGTCGAGTTTTTAATAACTTATCTAGACTAGAATTGTACAAACCAAAATAGCCACCAAGCTTTTGAGTATCCAAAACTTCAGCATCCATTGGATGAGATTTAACACCAACAGGAATTAATGCCTGAAGATCAACTTTAGTTATTTTGGAATTATCTTCATAAAAACTTACATCCCTAAAATCTTTATGAGTTCTTACTTCATGATTGAAGTCATTTACTATATAGTTCATTTTATTTCCTTTCAGTTAAATTAAAATTGAACGTACATAATCTTCTAAACTATCTAGATTAGATTGCAAGAAGTTTATTTTTATTTTTTATTTGCTTTTGTTTTTTTCTTAAAAATTCCATTGAAAATTCACCACCTGAATAAATCCTTTTAATGGTAGTTTCATCTTTGGTTACCATTAATGGTTCTTTATTTAAGGCAGAAGCTGACAATATTTTGCCTGACAATTTATCGATATCTGCATAGATACATGGATGACCATCAACCATAGACAAATAGACATTACCTATCCAATGCCTATCAACTTCAAGGTATTTAGGTTCACCGTTGACAATTCTTCTGTAATGAAAAAAGTCCATTGTATGTGGATTATATTTAACCCAAAGATACCCTTGATAACTTAGTGGTGGTTTAGGTTGGCGAATACCATTGACAAAAGCGTGGACATTCTTTCTGCCCTCCCTTTTGACTTTCTCGTTACCTGACTTCCTGACAACAAACATGGCATTGGTAAAAAACAAACTATCTGTGTGTTCCACGACCAATCCTGTTTTGTAATCCTGTACAGAAAAGCACTTCTTGTGCAGATTATAATAAGCTCTTACTCTATCTGTGTTAGACATATGTTTCCTTTCCTTTGTCTGTTTAGATACTTGTTATCAGCTATCAGGATAACTGTCAAACCTTTCTTGTTTCCATTTGTTTTCTAGATAGGTAAATGCCCAATTAACTCTATCAGCAATCTCATCTGTTTTCTTGTGAGTTTCAAGCCAATCTTTAAGGTCACGTGTCATGTCATCCCATTCGTCATTTATACAGTCTACGATACTATCATTAATTTGGTGTGACAATATTTACCCTTTCTTTTGTTTGACAAGTTACAGAGTTATCAAGGTGTAGTCGCATAGATTCAAAATAGTTAAGCAACTGTGTTACTGTGTCACTCTTGTAGTGATCTACTGACAACTCATTTTCCCAACAATTCAAAGCATCCATGATTGTATCTACTTCGTCTGAATTGAATCCTTCAATGCTACTGACATTATTTGCTATGCTATCTATGTAGACACGAATACATTTAGACTTCGACAAAGGTTGTCCATCTGTGTAGTGTTTCCAATTTTCACC